TCTCCGAGGAGTGGAATCAATAACCATACTTGTATCAAGAGAGGTAGTCGATCAGTAGCTGCCGACAGGTCCAACGAATACACTTTTGTGATTCGTTCCTTTCGGATAAAATCAGCAAAACGCTGGACACTCCCCAATTGATCAAATGTGGCATCCTGAGGTATTAATCTCAGGACCCTAAAGATCCACTGATGTAACGGTCTCAAGGCGACTTGCGTCCACCAATCCACCATTGCGAACACTCGCACCTTACCGGCAGGTTCGAACTTCAAACCTACCCGGCCAAGGAAACCGAGTGGCCTAGTGTTCCATTTCACTATATCGATATCCCACCACGCGATCGCATGGCGCGATGTTGTCTCGATTCGGGACCATACCTCATTACGAGATGTGGCCCCTAGGAATTCTCGAAAGATAATTTGGAGTGGATGATGAGTCCACGCCCAAGTGTCTCTAATGAGGTTCCAGAGACTAGTCGAACCATCTGATCCGTTCGGTGAAGATTTGAAAATAGCGAAGGGTTCCCAGGTCCATCGGAACGGTGGAAGTCCATCCCTCCCGGCCAGAGCTACTAACTCGGACCAGAAGTTCAGGACATCTTGCCGTCCAACGGCGGCCTGTAACGCGCCGATTGGCACACCCTGCTGGGTAATCGTGCCCAACTTCCAAATCGGACGAATCTCTAAGACCCTATACAGGCCAAAGAGGGTCATCCAAAATTGGATATGGACCGTACTACCCATACGGATAGCCTTTCGGTGCGCCACAGGGATCACCCGAGGGAGACCACCTCCTGTTACGGAGATGGCACCTCCTCCGAGATCACGTCCAGATACCTTTCGGCCCCGTCCGACTGCCTGCATAAGCAGAACAGACAGAGCTTTGAGTCTGAGGACTAATCCGCGAGTTCCTTGATGACGCACTACTGAACGCACATATCTGGCGAAGCAGAATGCAGCTCCTGACCACGACGCAGATGTCTTACCTACGGCTAACGGGACCACCATCTTCATGATAAGTCCCATTAACCGCTTTCTAGCTTTTAAACTAGAATGCCAAGAAACAGCGCTAGCTAATCGACTGTGCATACGAGCAATGCTCGCTGTGTATAAGTTTATTAGTTTTAGCATGAGTTTTATCTTAATGGTAAAGCTCCTGTTTCACTTCAGTTTCGGGACCCCTTTCGAGGTTTCCGTTCCTAGCCTTCTGATTTGTAAACCAGAAGCGCTTCGGCGGACCCGGCTGCAGGCACCCCTGAGGGGGTAGGTAGGATTTACCTTGTCGTTCATCAGGAATACATCCTGCGAATCCTTAGACCCCGGCAGGCCACTAGCGTGGTGTACCCGATGGATAGGTTCTCTATAGCACACCTAAGTGCACAGGGGAATCAACCCTTTCAAGACCTGTTGCCATCGGGCCCTCCACTAGCGGCCCACCTCTCTCTGCGAACAGAGATTATCCGTTCGTTGCCGAAACGGCTTCTAAGTATCACATTCAGCCTCCTGATGTGCGACGGGTTGCGTACTTTCCTTAAGTACAATATCCGATTAGCAGTGACCTAGGTCACCACGCACTCCGGAACCGCTGCTTGCTAAGATCCTATGAAGTCCTTATCTTCAATTAACAGATTTTCACTGCAGGAGCAAGGAAGGTATTGCGGGACCATCCTCGAGTAGTCTCGTATTATTCGAGCCGATGGGTCGGTTCCACCGATCTAAGGACTCCGTCTAGCTGGATTATCAGTCCAGTTAGAACTTGTCCTAACCACACAGACGCCCGGCCTGTGCGACACCGTAATACGTGTTGTTCTCGCTTAGCGTCCAAATGGCTGTTTACCGATCACTCGGCCTTCCCCACGTGGAACACAACTTTTAAAGAGTTTGTGGGCCATCGCCTCACTGGATATGTAGATAAAGTACATACAGTCCATAGGCAACCCCTCAGTTACCTGGGGGCTGGAGGAAGTCCCTCATTTTCTAAGTCGATCACGCGCCGTGCAATGAGCACGTAAGTTCTTTAGATCTTGAGAGACTATTCCAGTCTTAAAGGGATTTATAAGAGCCTGGTGAGAATTGCT